TGCGTGAGCTAGAATGAGCCTTTCTGCGTCACCAAGAGGCATTTGGATCGCATCGTCAGGAGCAATCCCAATATTCAGACATCCAACAAGAACCCGTTCGGGCCACGGCATTGCAGGAGTCTTTGACTTGCTTCCGCTTTCCATCAGCACTTCGGGAGCGGTTGACTGCTCTTTGAGCCACAACTGAAACTTGTCGGACTCAACGACCAAATTCATCCGCTCAATCCGCTTTCCCCACAACCACAGAACGAGGTCACGCCAGATTGATTTGATGGACCTGATGGATTCAAGCGGAGACTGTGAGCAAACAAGCACAGCCTCCGCTAAATCGCTCGGTGTAATCTCTCCACCTAAAACGTAGGGGGAGCGCAAACGCTGAAGGACAATGGCGTGTCCTACGGTGTATGGAACAAGTCGAACCCCAAGCACCACTGGAGCTTGAGGTCCGGTCTCTGCGAGTATCTTTGCAAGATCTGCCACAGATTACAGCGTGAAGACAGCGGCAGTTCCGGTCAAAGCGGAAGCGTCGAGATACTTGGTCACGGTAATAGTAACCATGACCTTACCGCTGCTGGTGAACTTAACGCTTCCACCTCCCGAATAAACGTAATCACCATCAATAGAACCACCGCCAACAGTGGTTGCATCACTTCCGGCAATAGCTGCATACCCATTCACTTTGGGGAGGCTCGCGGCTAACTTAGCTTGGGCAAAAGTGGAGGCACTCGGGATAAAGGTGATGTTGAGTGAAATGCGCTCGTTAGCCGAGACTTGAGCCACAACCTCACCAGCAGAATTCTTGATTTGCTCGACATCGGCCTCATGCGAAGCGTCGTAGCTCTCAATCGTCGTGATGGTTCCGGTGGTGATTTCGGTAAGAGCGTTTGCAACTCCAACCGTGTACAGCTTGATGGTTCCTTTTGCGCCGTATACTAGCGCAAGACCTTTTGAAAGTGCCATGTTGTTAGTGTGTTATGAGTTTGCTGCTGCAAAGATTGTCATTGAACGCGAGAAAGTTCTAGCCCTTTCGCTAGTGTCATTGATGCCGAAGTCAGTTGGTGTTGCGAAATACGCAACAAACCCTCCAGACTCGTTGTATTCTCCAGCGTTTAATTCTGAAATGTTGTCGTCAACGAATAGCGGTTGCAGGATGTTTTCAAACGCTGCAACGGTCGCAAGAACGTTGTACTCGGGAGTATCGTCAGCGGAAAGCTGAAGCGTAGCGGTTACATCCACTTCACAAGTCCGGTCAATAGGATGAACCGGAACCGCAGTTGATGAGCGCACAACGATGCGCGGAAAGTCTGGCATCCGGTCTTCTAAGTCTGGATCTGTAAACGCACCGTGTCCGTAGCTGGTGAGACAAGCAGGAGTCCCAAGCGGAGACGCAGACCAGTCTTGAGCAGATAGCCAATCGACTAAAGCGCGTTCGGTTCTGAGAGCAACGGCATTCATTGGACAACGATACCTTTCGATTCAGAACCATCAAAAGCCGCTTGAAACGCAGCGGTAATGTGACCCTCAAGTTCTTTGGCTTCGTCGTTGTAGGCTTGTTGCATCGCTTTTGCGTAGATTGCCTCAACTTTTCCGATCTGGTTGTCAGCAAGACCGATGTTCAAGCGGACATGACTAGACGGAGAAAAACCAGCCTTTGCATTGTATGCATACGCTGAAGACCCGCGATGCATTGAAACGTTCTCTTGTGGCAACCCGTATTGGTTCGCAAGATTGATGAGAGCTTGATTTCCAGCAACGATCCGCACTTGAGCGGAACCCTTCTTTGCCCGTCGAGTCCCACCGAATTGTTGAAACGACGGAGACAGCTTCTTGATTGCTTTGGTTACAGCAGACTTGAGGTAACCAACTGATCCAGCAGCGCGACGACGAAGCTTTCCAGCAGCGTCACGCATATCTTGACCGTAGAGTCCGGGTTTTCCCGCTTTAGCGTTCTTCGCTTGAGCGATCAAGTGGACCAAGCGCAATTCACGCGAACGACCGAGAAACTTGCCAGTCTTCTTGTCAATCCTTCTCGCTCCAATCGGACGATTGAAGTAGTCGAGAATCTTGTTTCGAGCAGCTTGTGGGGACTTTGGCGGAAGCAGAATGTACAACCGCAGCATCAAGAAAAACGTGCGGGAGTTAACAGCATCAGCCAAAGACCGCCGAGTCTTGGGCAGATATTCCTTCCAAGCAGCGTCAAAGCGGGACGTATCGACTGTGACGGTTGGCGTCATTTGGTTTTAGCTCCAAGCTCAAGAGCATAGTAAGCACCGGAGCCATCACGCTTTGCAGACATGATCCGCATTTGGCGACCATCGTAGGTCACAAGACGACCCACCACCGGAATCATCTTCCCGAAAGTCAGAAGCAAGCGATCTGTGTTTTCTTGCAGCAGCAAGCTTCCAGACTCTTGCAAGAGACGGTCAGCGGTGAAACCAACGTCACAAGACCAGACCGAAGCGTCAACGGTTACAAGAGTCGAGTCAGCCAATCTCCAGTCGCTGAACTTAACCAAGATCCGCGCTTGAACGTTATCTTGGAAACCACCGGCAATAACCGAGTTTGCATCAGTAATCGCAGCAGGAAGACAACGCACCAGCACTCCCTGCCACAAGAACGATGGATTCCCCATCGCGCTCTGTAGCACGGACATCCCCAACTGGAGACTGGTTGCAATGAGGTTCACGCTTTGAAGTAGACACCGGAGACGAGAATGCGTGAAGTGGCTTGGAGATGGCTTGCAAGACTTGCGATGTCACCGGTCTCGTAATGGCTCAACTCGCAGTAAGAAGTGCCTCCGACAATCTTACCAATGACAGAAGTCTTCGCTTGATTCGTCGCATTGTCCAACCAGATGGACACAGCAGCGTCGTAGGTCGCAGCGTCAGGAAGACCCAACCGCAGGTTTCCGGTCGCAGAACCACTCACTGAGTTGATGGTCAGATCAACAGTAAATGTCTCAACAAAACCGACAGCCGTTCGTCGAGCAGTGTTGATGGTAAAGTTAAACGTGCGACCACCACCGGAATCAATCAGCGTAGGAACCCACGTTGATGGAGCGGTCAGTGGGAGCGCGGCATAGATCTCATCGAAGTTCGCGTTCGCTTTAATCCACGACCCACGGAGCGTATCTCCGTTATTGTCGTTTGCGGTTGATCCAACGTTGATGACTTGTTGAGACATACTATTCCTTCGGCAATGCGTACCAACCCTCTGACAGCGTTATACGACCCGTGGAGCGCACAGAAACACCGTCAGCACCTTTGACCCAAACTCGCGCTTTGACGGTCTCAGCAAGCCTTACCGGCTCACCGTGGGGGACGTAAACAACGCGAGTCCCACAGCCACAGCTACCCACCAGCACGGTCAATGCGATCCAGAAGCTTTTGCTTAAGCTCTTTGTCTGGTTTTGCATCTTCGGCGGTTGGTGGTGTTTTAGCCAGACCAGTCAGCCACTTTAAGAGAGCGGTGATAATCTGCTCGACGATGTTCACTTCGGTTTCTTATCTGCGTCTTTAGCAGCGATCAAACCAAAGCCAACGGTCACAGCGGCAATGGTCGCAGCAAGATCAATGTTGGTGGACGGGTCGCCGTCAAACAGAGCTTTCAACGCTCCACCAACGGCAACCATGATTGCACCAACACCGGCAAGAGTAGTTTTCCAGTTCATTTTTTTAGAGCTTTCCAGAGTCCAATTGCGGCAGCGACAAAAGCCAACACAGCGGCCCCAAACTGGAACCACTGTGTTAGCTGAGGAAGCAAAGAAACCGCACCAGCAGCGGCAGCGGTAGCCAGAGAGATTCCAACCCCACTGTTGCTGTTGGTATCGGTTTGCATTACTCGGATTTAGGTTGAGCAGCGTTGACGATTAGGTCAACAAGCGGCAGGGCAACTTTTGCGTTCTGAATGCCACCAGCTTTGACCGCAATGTCGATGAGTTGCAGCAAACCGTTGGCTTGTTCTTGAGTCAGCTTGACGATGATTTCCATATTAGGCGACCGGAGCTTCAACGACAGCAGCCTCCTCCGCAACCAAAACCGGCTCCACCTGCGGCAACATCGGAGGAACGATTTCAACCGGCGGCAACCACGGCAGCGGCGGAGCGATGACCGGAGGGTTGATCTGGTTCTCGATCTGGAGCGTCACGTTGGCTTCGATGGCCGCTTGATCGACGCCATTGGCGAAGCACCAGCCGAGGACTTGATCCTGCGTCAGATCAGGAAACGGCGTGAAGTTCTCGCTCGGCGGAGCGAACGAGGTCGATCCGTAGCAGGTGCCGCTGTAGGTCTTTGCGTCGTCGCCGGTGCCGATGGTTTCGGTGCCGTTGCATCGCCAGTCGGCGGTGATGACGACATCGGTGAGTGAGCCTTCGGTCGGCTTAACGAGAAGGCGTTCGATGATCCAAGAGAGGGTAATCATGGGATATTAGGCGAGGGTGATGTTGGCGACTCGGGTCGTGCCATCGGATCCGCGATAACTGAAGCGGAGGTTGGTATTGCTGGTGGCGTTGACGGTGAGCTGGCCGTTGGTGGTCAGCGTGGCGGGAGTGTTTGAAGACAACAGAATCAAATTCCCGCTCGCATCGAGCGTCATCGCTTGGGTGAAGGTGATGGCGTTGCCAGCGGTTCCGGAGGCAGCGGTAGACCAAACGTGAGTTCCTTGGTACTGATAATAGTGGGTTGCTTGAGAACCCGTATTGGCATATTTGAA